CAGGTAATAAAATCCCAAATTTCTCTGAGATTCAAAAGGAATTTTGCGTATCTAAGAAATTCTTAAGAAAGTACAAACGCTATGCATACGCTAACGTGGAACCTTTCGATGGTCTTTTACAAACTGAACCATCTTATCGAGTAACTTCTTCTGGACCCAATGGTAAGCCGAAATGGCAAACTGCTGATCTAGAGGCGTACGTTCTTATGAAATCTAAATTACATGATGATTTCAAGAGTTTATGTGATGCTACTAAAAATGAAGGTCTGTATGATTACTTCAAGGAAAGAGCATCAAAAGTTAGTAGGGTAAAACGGGGTAAGCTAAGGAAAATCATAGCCATTCCCGATATTGGTAATAAGTGTCGTCTAGTTGCAGTTTCTGACTATTGGACACAGATACTTCTCGAACCTATTATGAAAGATGTTAAAATTAACACCGAACAAATGTTCGGAGACATCTCCTACTCAACTGATCACGCAAAGGGCTTTGTGTCCCTGAAAAAGTGGATACGGCCTGGAATAAAATCATATGACATCACGTCTTGGACGGATGCATTCCCTGCGTCATTACAAAAAATCTATATGGAAGCCAGATATGGCTCCTCTATAGCAAACTCTTGGTACAATCTCGTCGTGAACTGCGAATGGGAATCAAGATATTCTTTAAAACCTATTAAATATAATAGGGGCCAAGGAATGGGTACCGCGGGTTCATTTGATATCGCTACGATCACTGACTTATTGTTATTACAAATGGTCTACGCAGATAAATATAAAATGAAACTACATCCTTCCAACCTAGGTAAGGTTGGTGATGATCTCTGGTGTTATGATCCGGAATCACATATATATAATACTTATACTAAACAATGTGGTATAGATATTAATTTAAGTAAAACAAAGTCATGCACAGATGTTAATACTGTTGGTGAATTTGTTTCGCGTTCTATTAATAATGGTGTAGATGTTAGTAGAATTTCTGCTAATATCTGCAGAGCAGTTAAAAAGAATATCTTAGATATTCCACAACTCTCAGCGCACTTAGAAGAAAGGAATTTTACCTCCTTTATTCCCATAAATAAAATGTTAAGTGCTTCCAAAATTAAAGGTAAACATAGGGTAGCAGTTTTGCGAACCCTATGCATTTTGTCGATTTTGTATAAGAAAGATCCTGGTATGAAATTATTAGAGTATTCTCTAAGAAAATCAGAGCCAGAGTTCTATTACGGTGATGAGTTTTTAAACATCATTAAAGTATATGGAACTGAATCTTTCATAGATTCATTTAATGTTTTTTCAATTGAGAAAATATACAATAGTATAATTTCAAAAGTTGAGGTGATAATGGACTGTACTGTCGAATTCGACAGTAGTGCCGAGCTCCTGGGACGAAAAGAATATAGTGCTCTTTGGAAAGAAGTAGAGGAAAATATTCCGATGCTAACATCAAAAGTTTTATTAGCAAAGTCGTTCCAATGTTATAATAACTTGTATAGTTTGCCTAGTTTCCGAAGTTCTTCAAATATTTTAGAAGAATTAGAAAACATAGACCGAGCTATTACGTTCAAAGATCTAGGTGTTATATCAGAAACCAACGTAAGTTGGAGACCGATAACCACCCGATTATTTAATTTCGTAAAAGGGTTAGTTACCCTAGATACTCTTATGGATGATTCACAATATTTTGATCCTCACCCCTCAAACACTATGAGACACATTTTTAGACTTCTGAAAGAGATTCGGATGTTGCAAATAGATAAATGAAGACATTCTAGGCTGCTATCCTATTGAATTTCCTC